CGGTATCGCAGACAACCTGCAATTCGCCTTCGCCCTCATCCCAGAGACTGCCGTAGCGCTGTCCCTTTTCGAGGTTCGTTGTCGCCGTGACTTCCGAAGCCTCAAACTCCTGGGCCCGACCGACCTTGCGGCCATAGGTGACGGCATTGTTCTTGATGCCGCCCACCTTGATCTTCGCGCCCTTTTCGACGGGGATGTTTCGACCCCGCCAGACGATGTCCACAATGCCAAGTACCTTTGCCATGGGTTGCTTTCCTTACCTTTAGACCTGGAATTCCAGCGAACCGGCGAGCACCATCAGATTGCCGACGATTTTGATCTGCTGTCGGCTTTCGAGACGGTTCTTGTCGCTGGACGAGCGCTGAAAGGCGCTCTGTTTGATTGTGGCCTCGACGCTCTCGATCCAGACCAGATCACCATAGCGGCGGCACCGGCCCGCCCAGGAGGCGTGCATGCGGCGCGGTGTGACAACCGATGAACCGGGTTCTTCATCATCACCGACATTGGTGGCGAACGCCGCGCTGTCATCATCGTCCGTGAGCTTGGCGCGCGGATAGAGAAGTGAGACGTAGGAGTTCCAGTCGTAGCGGATGCGTGACAAGGTGGCGGGCACCATGATGTCGAGCCACGCTTCATCATCCACATTGAGATTGGATTTCCGGTACGTGGTGATAAGGCGCGAGATCGTGACCGAACCATCCGAAAGGCTTTCGAAGGTCGAGACACCACGGCGCAGTAGCAGATCGCGTTCCGTCTCGATGAATTGGTCGGCCGCACTTGGCGCTTCCACACCAGGCACAACAAGCGAGCGCAACTGGCGCGCTGGATCATTGGCAAGGTGGAAGCTCGCAAGCCCCATGACTGCCGCCGACAACACCCACGAGCTGGTCGGAGAGCCATTCAGGCCCACTGCCGTCAGGAACGGGCAATTCGTCAGCTGACCCCAGGTGCCAAGATCGGCAAACGTACCGCTCTTGCCGACATAACCATGCGCATCGAGCTTCGACATCGCGGTGAAGCGATTGGTCAGGAAGTCTGCAAACACGCCCATATTGGTCGGATCGCTGAACGGCTGCTGAATTGCCGTGTACCAGGTGTTGGCGATCACATCGAGCGCGGGCGTCAGGTCTGGATTGCCGGACCCGCCCGCCATCTTGGCGATCGCAACGTTGAGGCCGGTTGGTAGAGGCTGCGCTTCGATGTCAACGCGCAGATCGATATCGTTGCCGACTTCGCCGCCATGGCGGCTGGTGACAGTTACAACACCGGCAGCGGCGGCGGCGGTTACGGGCAGGCTGGTGTTGTCATTGATCGCCGCAGCCAGCGCTGCGGCAAGCTGGGCAACCGTAGCGGTGGACTGTGCGGTGAAACGCACCTGCTGACCTGCAATCTTGAAGCGAAGGACAAAAGCCTGCGAGACAGCGCCGGTAAAAGTGATGGTGCCGCTGGCCTTCACCGCATCTTCGTCGTCGGCGATTGCCATGACGAAGAGGCTTTGCGTCTTGTTGGCCTTGCGGAACGCCTTCACCTGTTCGGCACCGATCGAACCGACACCGAACAGCGCCTGACCTTCGGTATCGCGAACGACTTCCGTGATAGTGCCTGGCTGCAAGGTGCCAGTGGCAAGCTTCAGGCCGATGATCAAATTCTGCACCGGATAATCGAAGATGCCAAGATTGCGATAGTTTGGCTTGACCTCAAGATAGGTGCCGGGAGAGCGCCAGTTGGTCGGGATTTCGTCAAAAACGAAGTCAGCCATGATTATTTACCTCCGTTCTTGGCCTTCGCGGCCGCGTCGTCGTTGGTGTTGCTGTCGGTGGCGGTCGGCACTGGTGCGGCCGGAGCCTTGACGCCGACCTCGACCAGATCGCCGTCAGCGATGCGGCGGCGTATATAAAGAGTGACGGGAACCGTCGCGCCACCTTCAGGCCAGTCGCGGCCATCTTCCATGGGCACGGTGCGGCCGGGTGCGAGCTTCAGCTTTTTCTCAAGCATGGCTTTCCTCGGGGTTGATGGTTTCGGTGATGACGGGTTCTTCCGCTTCGTTCGTGATCCAGGTGATGCCGAGCGACTTGAGATCGTCGGCAGTCTTGATCTGGAAGGCGGAAAGCGGCGACGTGAAACGCACATCGAAATCGATCTGGGCAAGCACGGTGGCGTCGTCAGCCCATCCGTCCGCATAGACCGCTTCGGCACGAGTGACCGTGCAAGTGCCAATGTCAGACAGGGTGCAGCCGCTCAAAAGGACACTCGACACGTCGATCATGGCATCAAGGCCGATATCGAACCGGTCACCTTTGAAGCGGGCATCAAGATTGCTCGACGCTTTTACGACCAGGACAAGCCGCCAGTTTGCGGCACCCGACAGCAACCGGCCGTGATCCCGATCCGGCTGAAGGCCCATCCAGGCGAGACCGATAAACGGCTTCAGGCGAACGATGCGCTCAAATTCCTTGACGGTCAGAACGGCAGGAACGCGCTCGATCTGGAATTTCTTTTCAGGGAATGCGAGGCGCAGCCGCGCGATGATGGCGGCTTCCATGACCCGGATCGGCGCTTTGGTGAGTTCCGGTTCAGCCATCTCACCAGCCCTTCAGCGATTCATCGGAGAATATGGCGGGACGGCCGGAAAAGCGCGGGCCGTTGGACTTCCCAAAGTTTCCGGCCGATGCGGCCTCAATGGAAATCAGCCCCTTGGCAATATTCTCCAGCCAGGTGATGACTTCCTTGCGTTCAAGGCGCATCTGTTCGGTTGGCTCGGTACGCTCACCTTTCGCAAGATCATAACGGGCGAGAACGCAAGCGGCGCGCACGATGTCTTTCGGAACCTCAGCAAGCGGGACCTTGTAGCGGCCGCGCAGATAGCCGTCGATCAGCGCCGTGGCGTCTGCCAGGGCAACTTCGATCTTGGCCGGATCAAGGGTTTCGGTCTCACGGTCTTCCGGCATGGAGAGCCGGACCATTTCCGTGTTGCCGAAACGCTCGACCATATTTGCGACTGTGGCGTACAAGTGCCGTTCTCCAGTTGGGGTGGAAGCCGCCTGCCGCGACGGCTTCCGGGTCATGGCCTGTTTCAGCGGCGGCCCGTTATTAGTCTTCGAGTTCGATCAGTTCAGCGACCAGATCGGGATCGCCCAAAATCTGGTTGAGCTGGATTGGTTCAAACGCTGTGACCGGATATTCATTCGTGCCGTTGTGGCGACGACCGCCACGGCGGATGCCTTCGACCTTTGCCGTGATGCGAATGCCGTTACATGCAAACCTGCCGTGCTTGGCGACGTAGGCTTCAACAGCAGCTGCGATGAAATTAAAGCCAGCGTCTTTCGCGGCCTGGACGGATGCAGCGACAATCTCATCGACTTCTTTCTCCGAAGCCCCTACCGTCTGGTCGCTGACGGGACCGACCGGATTGCCGGTCCCGTCATCGGTCGCAGTCGCCGGGGAGATATTGGTGGTCGAGGCATCGCCCTGGACGGCACCGCCGTTCTGGCTGGTGCTGTCCGGATTGTTCGGCAATGGGCCTCCAACCGGCTCGGCAGCGGGTACTTTCTTGGTATCGTCGGTGGGCTTTGCAGCTTTCGCCATGATGTTGCTCCGTTGTTTCAGGGCTTTTCAAAAGGGCTTCGAAGCCTCTTTGAGAAACCCTCCCGCCCGTTATGGCGGGAGTGCTTTTCAGTTCTTCTCGATCAGCTATTCGATGAGCGTTCGGGGAACTGGAAGTGGCAGGCGCACATCCATGCTTTTCGACTTGGCAAGGATGGAAACGTCGGTCGGACGAAGCATCGCGACGAAGGCCAGACCAGAAGCTGGTTGCAGGCTCATATCCTGACTGACGGTCGCCACCAGTGCCGAGGCGGGCAAGAGCGCTTCGCTGTCGGCAAGATAGAAATCAACAGGATTGGAGAGGATTTTTTCATAGGCAGGGATATCGACAGCCGATGCCGGTGCGATCGATGTGAGGGCGAAAGCCGCCACAATCGCAAACATGCTACCGAAAAACAGACCCACTTTCCTCATGGTAAAACTCCGGGTTCAAGTGCAGTGACAGGGTTAGTCCGGTATGCGCCGCCCGCTGTCGGTGCGGGCGGAACTCTTGGGACGCGCTGGATCAGGCCAGCAGCGGGATAACGACCGGCTCGGCCGTGCCCTTCCACTCGTTGCTCTCGTTGTTTGCCGCCATTTCGTTGAGCAGCAGCTTGCGGGCAGCACCTTCCAGCGTGGACGGCACGAGCAACTTGCGTGGATTGATGGAGATCACTTCGCCGTTGCGTTTGCGGATGGAAGTCATCGCGGCGCGGGCAGCGGCGTAGTTCTCGGCATTCAATGGCAGCTTGGACTTGTAGATCAGCTGCCAGAGGCCATAACCGGCATTGCAGCGACCATCGACGCCATAGACCGCCTTGCCGCCGAAGAAGACGGTATCGTCGG